GAGACATTCGCAGATGACGATGCTCATGCACAGCGTTTGTATGATTATGTAAGTAACCTTTGGTTTATGTTTGCAACTCCAGTACTATCAAATGGTGGTACTAGAAGAGGCTTACCAATAAGTTGCTTTCTTAACTATGTAGATGACAGTAGAGAGGGTATAACAGACCACTTTACTGAAAATGCATTTCTATCATCTTTTGGTGGTGGTATTGGTGGATATTGGGGTCATGTCCGTTCTTCAGGAACTAAAACATCGAAAGGCTCTGAGTCTACTGGTGTAATACCATTTGTAAAAGTCGTAGATGCAGAAATGCTTGCTTTCTCACAGGGTGTAACCCGTAGAGGAAGTTATGCAGGGTATCTCGATATAGACCACCCAGAGATTGAAGAGTTCTTAGATATAAGAAAACCAACAGGCGGAGATACAAACCGTAAGTGTCTAAACTTACATCATGGTATTGTAATTACCGATAAGTATATGGAACTTATACATAGAGCAACAAAAGAAGAAGGATTTGATGATAGTTGGGATTTAGTTGACCCACATAGTGGTGAGGTAACAAAGACAGTATCTGCTCGTGCATTATGGGTAAAGATACTACAAAACAGAATGGAAACAGGAGAGCCATACATTATGTTTGGTGATGCTGTAAATTCTGAACTACCTGACTTTCAGAAAAAGAAAGGATTGAAAGTACATCAAAGTAATTTATGTTCTGAGATTACACTTCCAACAGATGAAGAAAGAACAGCAGTATGTTGTCTTTCTAGTGTGAACTTAGAGTATTATGATGAGTGGAAAACTCATGGTGCTTTCATTCCTGATTTAATTCGTATGCTTGATAATGTGTTAACTCACTTTATTAAGAACGCGCCAGAGCAACTACATAAAGCAAAGTTTAGTGCTATGAGGGAGAGAAGCATAGGACTTGGCGCTATGGGATTTCATGCTTACTTACAGAAGTCTAGCATACCATTTGAGAGTGCAATGGCGACCGCTGCTAACCTAGAGATGTTTCAACACATAAAGGAATCAGCACAGAAAACAACGAGAGAACTTGCCGTTGAAAGAGGGGCATGCCCAGATGATGATTCTTGCACAGTAAGAAATGCACATCTATTAGCAATCGCTCCTAATGCAAGTTCAAGTATTATCTGTGGTAATACATCACCAAGTATAGAGCCATTCAGAGCAAATGCTTATACACAGAAAACAAAGTCTGGGTCTAATCTAGTAAAGAACAAGTTTCTTGAAGCAGTATTAGAAGAGCATGGAAAGAATGATGATGAAACTTGGAGAAGTATCATTACAAACAAAGGCAGTTGTCAACATCTTGACTACCTTACACAATGGGAGAAAGATACATTTAAGACTGCCGTAGAAATAAATCAAGGCTGGGTAATAGAACACGCTTCAGGTAGACAACCAATGATATGTCAATCACAGAGTGTGAATCTATTTTTCCCACCTGATGTAAACAAAGGGGAGTTGCACAATGTACACATGGTGGCTTGGGCAAAAAACCTTAAAACTTTATATTACCTACGCTCCGAGGCAATATCTCGTGCAGATAATGTTTCAAGCGTTGCTAAAAGAGAAATAATTTTTGAAAACCAAGATTGTTTAAGTTGTGAGGGATAAATGAACTTACTAGAAGAAAGAGAATACTACAAACCTTTTAGTTATCCGTGGGCTTTTGAGAAGTACAAAAGGCAACAGCAGATGCATTGGCTTCCAGACGAAGTACCACTACAAGATGACATAAAGGATTATAACCAAAAACTGACTGATGATGAAAGACTATTGATAGATAATATTTTTCGTTTCTTCACACAGGCAGATGTTGATGTGTGTTGTGGGTATGCAAAGCATTACTTACCAACATTCAAGCAACCAGAAGTAAGAATGATGCTTGTGAGTTTTGCTGCGATGGAAGCAGTACACCAAGAAGCATATTCTTTACTACTAGAAACTTTAGGTAAATCAGATGATATGTACCAAGAGTTTTTTGATATACAAGCGATGTCAGATAAACATGATTATCTTACAGATTTTAACATGAATACAAAACATGACATGGCAAAGACTATGGCAGTCTATAGTGGGTTTACTGAAGGAGTGCAACTATTTAGTAGTTTTGCGATACTTTTAAATTACCCTAGACATAACTTGATGAAAGGTATGGGACAGATTGTTACATGGTCAATTAGAGATGAAAGTCTGCATGTAGAAGGCTTATCAGAATTATTTAGAACTTTTATGAGAGAGAATCCAGAACTGTGGACTGATAAATTAAAGTATGAAATTTATTGTGCTGCGGAAAGGACGGTAGAATTAGAAGATAAATTTATCGACATCTGTTTCAATAAAGTTTCAGTACCAGACCTAACTGCGACAGAAGTAAAGGAATATATCCGATACATTGCCGATAGAAGATTACTCGGTCTGGGTATGAAGGCTATCTTTAAAAGCACGGAGAATCCGTTGCCTTGGATAGATATGCAAGTTAACGCAGTTGAGCATACCAACTTTTTTGAAAACCGTGCTACCGAGTATGCTAAGGCTAGTACACAAGGAAATTGGCAGGATATATTTAAATGACAGAACAGTTACAACCAACTATCACTATAGATGGAGTTGAGCATGATGTTGCAGATTTAAATGATGAACAGAAATCTATCATTGGACACTTACAATTATGTGACCAACAGATTGCTCATTATCAGAATATGTTAGCATTAACTCAAACTGCAAGACAGGCCTATATAAATGACTTAGGTAGTCAACTTAATACAGCAGAAGATAAAGAATGAATATCTATATAGGGTATGAATCATCTCACCCAGAAATGTATGAGGTGTGTAAAGAATCTATACTTAGGTTTAATCCTACGCATAAGATTTACCCTTTGATTAAGTCTGATTTACAGGAACAAGGTATCTATACTAGAAAAGAAGAAAGTGCAAGTACAGAGTTTGCTTTCACTAGGTTTCTTGTTCCTTACCTGTCTGACTATACTGGGTGGTCATTATTCTGCGATGGAGACTTCATGTGGCGATGTGACCCACAAGAAATAGTACATCACAAAAATTCACACAAATCCGTCATGTGTGTAAAACACCCACAATTTATTTTAGAAGATAAAATAAAAATGGACGGAAAGATAAATAGACCATACAAGAAAAAGTATTGGTCTTCACTAATGTATTTCAATAATGCATTATGTAATTCACTAAGTTTGTGGTATGTCAACAACGCAGCCCCAGTACATCTACATGGTTTCTCATGGGCTTTAGGGCATGATGATACTGACGGCGTTGGAGACTTACCCGCATCATATAATGCTATGGTAGGTTACTATGATTTTGGTAACTACGCCAAAGCAGTTCACTTTACAGACGGTGGCCCTTGGTTAGGTGACCACAATAATTTTAAACACCCACTATACGAGAAAGAATGGATAAACTTATCAGAACAATTGAAGACAAAGAAATCATCTTTGTAGGAAATTCAGTAGAAATATTACAGCATAAGAAAGGAGAGTGGATAGACTCTCATGATATTGTTGTGCGTTTTGGAAAGGGTATGCCAACCCCTGATAAGTATGAATCAATAGGACAGCGTACTGATATATGGATATCTGGTTTTCTTAGAAGTAAACATCAAATATATTATCCAATGGCACTTAAACTCTTAAACAGAGCGAGAGTTGATTTAGACAGCGATGTGTCAAGACACAAAATTGGAAAAGACTGGATAACTATGTTTACAGATGACGAGTTGAAATCTATTTATAAAGAATTCGGTATAAAAAATAACGACTTCCATGCAAAGCGTCCTTCAAATGGATTTATTTCAATCTTATTTTTCACTCGTATGGTTCATGTATGGAAAAAATTGTCATTAATAGGATTTGACTTTTTCGCCAAAGACGCTGGTTTCAAAGTAGGGAATGCTATACCATACTCGTGGCATCTTCCGATAAATACAGTGAATGAGAATCCTCATATGGGAGCCACAGAACGAGGCTATGTAATGGATTTGGTTCGAAAAAATATTTTGGATTGGAAAATTTTGTCAGACCTCGAGGAAAAATCAGTCGATTTTACCTAACTTATAACCCGCCTGAACTAACTTTCTAGTTGTAATCTTTTGTTTTTCTGATTTTAAAAGAATTTGTTCATTCAATCTAGCATTTCTTAGATTCAATGGTATCTTGTCTATCAAGTTTCCATAGAGTTCGAATGGTGTTGCTAGTTGAATCCCTGTTGGTAATGAATAATAATCAGACATCAATACACTATGGTCTATATTTATTGAGTATGACTTTCTTAACATTATATTGTGATTGATACAGTCCTTTGGCCCGATAGCGTCTAACTTAATTAACTTATCAAGTCTACCGTCCATATACAAAGGCATATCTACTGGTTTGAGTTTCATCAACGCCCTAAAAAATACTACATTACTGCAGTTGTTTAGGTACGCATCTATTTGTGGTTCGCCCTTGAATCTAGTTGCAAAATGAGTTCCACCCTTAAAGAACAAGTTCCCATCTCTCATCTTCATCAATGCGTCGTAGTTTACCATAAACATATCCCAATCATATTGTTTAAATGCTACACTTTCCCATTGCGCATCAGTTATATTCTTTCCTTGCGGAACTTTATGATTAATTTTTAGAATGTTATAGTAATTTTTATATGCTGGGTGTTGTCTATACATTAGTTTTCTGTTTAGTACCCCAACTTTATTTTCAAAGTAAGACTCTGGTGGTATATGTCCACTAATCAGTTTACCTGGATTGAATATGTTATTACCTGTAATAACCATAAGTCTTTTACTTGGTCTTTGTGATTCTGGTTTATCCATATACCATCTTCGCATATGAAGTATCATCTTAGAAATATTATTACTTATTCCTGGTAATTGATAGCATTTAATATCTCTAAAGTTTTCCATCGCCCATTCTACTAAGACCTCGTCCCACTCTCCCCATTTAAAATATAGGTGCACGCGGAACTCCTCCGACTTATCAAGTAGAGACGCTAGTGTGAAAGCTGTGTAGTCTTTCTTATATAATATTGCTATATCAATCATTTGTGTATTTTATACTCCCAAAAATTATCTAAATACCTTTCCATTCTATCCTCTGCATCATCATCAAAGTCAAATATTATACCAGACCTTTTTGATGAGAGAATCTTACATATTGCATCGTAAGCTGTGCAGTGTTTTGTATTGCTACATGCTGCATAGAAACTTTCATATGTAACGAGTTTCTTTTCTCTTATCTTTCTAGGATTAGATACTAGTTGTAATTTCTTTCCTAATAATAGTGCGATGATTCCCATTTCACTATTTGGACAGGTTGCTACTTCTTTACAATTAAGTAGTAGTTCATACCCACCCTCTTTTTTGTGTAAAACATTTTCTGCCCCAACTTCCATATTCCATTTTGCTATCCAAACAGGAGCAGTTATTGGGTGCGGTTTTACTTTAAAACCTTGTTCTTTTACGAGTTCTCTGACTTTTCTAAAGTTAATCAGTGGGCCATTCATTAAGTTACTGCCTGGCGGAAAGATAACTTTGTCATAAAACTCTGTATTCCATTGTAATGAATACTTGTTTTGTAAGTTTGCTTTTATCTTACTAATTCGTTCTTCATCAATTTTTATATCTGAATCAACGATACTTTGTAAGATTTTATCATTAATTTTTACTGAACTAACTCTCATGTAAATACCTTTACCAAGAAAGTCAGTATATAACCAGCCCCTTATAGTTTTGACTTCATTAGTATTAAACCATAAGTCATATTCAAAAGGTGCTCCTCTATGAGATTCAGGTATAATTCTTTTCTTGAATTTATTAAGTAGTTCTAAATCTTTCTTAGGTCTAAAACTACTACCTGATTTCATAAAGTGAGTTGGGATATCTCCTAACTCCTCATGTATACTCATTTGTTCAAGAGGTTTATTAGGTTTTATTGGTCTGCCTTCTTCCATTCCTTAACCTCTTGAATTAATTCAAATAATCTTTTTTCTATATTTTTCATGCGGTCTTCGTTTTCACCTATGGTATCGAAGATTGCGCTCATCATACTCTCGAGTTTCTTATTTACATACTCAGGAGTGACTTCGTTCTTTTTAAATCCTGCCATTCATTAACTCCATTTAGAGCCGTCCCAGAAGGAAGCCCCTAAATCGGAGGCGCTTGATACTTCAGTATCGAATATTGTTCCTGCTGAGCTGGCTGTTATTCTTTCGTAAACAACTGTATCTGTTGCAGTAGCAAATACTGTCAGATGGTCAGTTGTAATTGTTGTGTCTGTTGCTCTTGTTGTTTCAAATGTTGTTGTTGTACCTGCTTCTTCTGTTCTAGTTGTTTCAAATGTAGTTGTTGTAGCAAATGCAGTTTCAAATGTAGTTGTAGTAGACTTACTTGTCGCTGTTGCTCTAGTTGTAGCAGTTGTTTCTGTTGTATTAAATGTAGTAGAAGTTGACCTACTTGTGTCTGTGCCTCTACTTGTACCTGTTGTAGTATCGGTATTAAATGTAGTTGTAGTAGACTTAGTTGTATCTGTTGATGCAGAAGTACCTGTTGTAATTGTAGTATCAAATGCAGTCGTTGTAGATTTACTTGTTGCTGTTGCTCTTGTTGTAAGTGTTCCAAGAGTTGTAGCATAAGTCGTTGTAGTATTCTTACTTGTATCTGTTGCTCTACTTGTACCTGTGGAACTAGAAGTATTGAATGTAGTTGTAGTATTCTTACTTGTTTCTGTTCCTCTACTTGTTGCTGTTGTAGTATTTGTATTAAATGTTGTAGTTGTAGATTTACTTGTTGCTGTCGCTCTACTTGTAGCAGTTCCACTAGAAGTATTGAATGTAGTTGTAGTTGCTCTACTTGTACCTGTTGCTCTTGAAGAAGTTCTACTTGTACCATATGCTGTTTCATAAGATGTACCTCTAGTTGTAGAAGTATTATCTGTGTAAGCAGTTGTAGTAGTATAAGCAGTTGTTGTACTTCTACTTGTACCTGTGGCTCTACTTGTATTTGTATTATTTGTAAAACCAGTATTATCTACATAAGCAGTTGCTGTATTTCTAGTTGTATTAGTTACATTAGTAAACCCTGTATTATCTTCATAGGCAGTACTTGTATCTCTCGCTGTATTTGTATTATTTGTAAATCCTGTATTATCTGTATACGCTGTTGCTCTACTTGTATTTGTATTTCTTGTAGAGTTATATCCAGTAGAGTTTGTAAACCCTGTTGAATTTGTAAATCCTGTATTTCTAGAAGTGTTTGTACTTCTGGCAGTATTTGTATTATTTGTAAATCCTGTGTTCCTACTTGTATTCGTACCTCTAGCAGTATTGGTATTTCTAGAAGTATTGTAGGCGGTGTTCCTACTTGTGTTTGTGTTATTCGTAAACCCTGTTGCATTTGTAAACGAAGTATTATAACTTGTTGAGTTTGTAAATGATGTAGTATACGAGGTGTTCCTACTTGTTGCTCTAGAGGTGTTAGTGTTAAACTCCTCTGTGTTTACAAAGGTTCCGCTTTCTTCTTCCTCTGTTGATAAAGTAAATGTTAAGTTTGTAAACGAGGTGTTATAACTTGTTGACCTACTTGTGCCTCTAGAAGTGTTGGTATTTCTACTTGTACCCCTAGCAGTATTAGTGTTTCTAGAAGTGTTTGTAGAGTTTGTAAATCCTGTTGCTCTACTTGTTCCATAAGATGTAGAGTTTGTAAACCCTGTATTATCTGTGTAAGCTGTACCCCTACTTGTATTTGTACTGTTTGTAAATCCTGTATTATCTGTATAGGCTGTTGCTCTCGATGTATTTGTGTTTCGAGCAGTATTAGTGTTTCTACTTGTACCATAAGATGTAGAGTTTGTAAATCCAGTATTTCTAGAGGTATTTGTAGACCTAGCAGTGTTTGTGTTGTCTTCGTAGGCGGTACTTGTATCTCTTGCTGTATTTGTAACCCTAGCAGTATTGGTATTATCTTCGTAAGCAGTTGCTGTATCTCTACTTGTATTTGTAGACCTAGAAGTATTTGTATTATCTTCGTAAGCAGTAGTTGTATCATACGCAGTTGTTGTACTTCTACTTGTTGCTGTTCCTCTACTTGTGTTTGTACTATTTGTAAAACCAGTATTCCTAGTTGTTGTTATCGTCGTGTCATACGAAGTCGTATAGGTTGTAGTTGTATTGTACGAAGTAGTTGTAGACCTATCTGTCTCAAAAGTTGTAGTTGTTGTATAATTTGTTGTTGTATTAAATACAGTAGTAGTCGACCTAGTAGTATTATAGGTTGTAGTTGTAGTATAATTTGTTGTAGTAGTAAACGTAGTAGTTGTAGACCTTGTAGTTTCAAAAGTCGTTGTTGTATTAAACGCAGTTGTAGTTTCAAAGGTCGTTGTAGTTGACCTAGTTGTATCAAAAGTAGTTGTAGTTGTATAGGTAGTATTAGAATCAAAAGTCGTAGTTGTAGACCTAGTTGTTTGATACGCTGTTTCTGTATTAAACAGAGTTGTAGTAGTGAAAGTCGTAGTTGTAGACCTAGTTGTATTATAAGTCGTAGTTGTTGTATACTGCGTTGTTGTAGTAAATGTAGTTGTGGTAGCCTGTGATGTCTCAAAGGTTGTTGTAGTATTATAAGTTGTAGTTGTATTAAATACAGTTGTAGTTGCTCTTGTTGTAGAGATAGTTGTATCTGTACTTCTAGTAGTGTTAAATGTGGTTACAGTATCTGTTGCCCTGTTTGTATCAAAGGTTGTATTTGTTGCAAAAGCAGTTTCTTGTGTTCCTGAGATATAGGTTGTTTCTGTATTTGTAGACCTACTTGTTTCATGCACAGCACTAAACGGCCCTTCAAGAGAGCCGCCGTTGTTCACGAACACCTGATTTACTCGTCTAAGAGTTCCACCGTCATTGACGGCAATAAATCTGATAGTTCGGAGTGTTCCGCCATCATTAACAAATATTCCCATTATATTCCTCTATTAATATACGAAGAAAATGTGACCATCATTTGTACTGCCTACTCCAGTAGGTGCAGTAGTAGTGATTGTGAACGGTAGTCTTGACTTTGCTATAGTTCCACTTCCAAGTTTGTCAGTACTAACTGACCCTTGAAATGCTCTACTAGAGTCAATTGCTTGTGTTCCATCAATTTTGATACCTGCGTCTTCGATGTTAAAATCTAATTTCTGTCCCATTGTTATACCTCTATCGTTGTTCTGATATACTTATACGCCATTGTGTCTGTTGATGCTGGCGTTGCTCTTAACCTTACATTACCACCTGATATATCAGCATCGAATGTTGCTTGCGCACCATTGTCAAATATAGAAGCGTACTGTGTAAGATAAACGGTTGACCCATCATGGAATAATACTATCTCTAAAGATTGATAGTCACCATCAGTTGAGTTTACTACTTGTACTAAATACTTAGCAGTTCTAAATGCTGATGCACTAAATGAATCTACTGTAAACTGTGATGTTGCAGTTGAACTTGCTGTACCTGTATGGAAACCAGCAACTTCGTCAAGATGTAACATTTGTGGTGGATTACTATCTTGAACACCTACATTACCTGTAGTTACTATTGTTGCTCCATTTATTTGACCACTATAAGTAACATTACCTGTCATTGTTTGTCCAGATAAAGCATCTGATTTAAGTTCAGAAGATGAAACAGCATTTGCTGATATTTCACTTGCTCCGACAGCGTTTGCTTGTATCTTTGCCGCTGTTACAGAGTTACCTGCTAGTTGAGCAGTATTAACCTGTGCGTCATCGATATGCTTAGTAAGAATACTATTCTGTGCTATCTTTGTGCCGTCTACTGCGTTATCTGCAATGTTGCCTGTTGCTATGGTATTCGCTGCTATCTTACCTGATGTTATTGCATCATCAGCGATATCTCCTGTTGCGATTGTTCCATCTAGTATCTGGTCAGTAGTAATCTGCCCATCATCAATATGTCTTGTTAGAATACTATTTGATGCAATCTTTGTACCGTTGACAGCATTATCTGCTATGTCTCCAGTAGCAATAGTGTTTGCTGCTATCTGTGTAGTTGTAATTAAACCGTCAGGTATATGTATAACTCCGATAGAGTTCTGAGCAATCTCACTTGCTCCAACAACATTCTGTGCTATCTTAGCCGCTGTAATCGCATTGTTTGCTATATCGCCTGTTGCAATTGTACCATCTAATATCTGTGCAGAAGTAATCTGACTATCATCTATATGTTTTGTTAGAATACTGTTCTGCGCAATCTTTGAACCGTTTACAGCATTATCTGCAATCATGCTGTTTTCTACAGCACTTGCTTGTATTGTTGCTGAGCCTGTTACATTTCCACTACCATCAAAAGATGCAGATGTCCAAACGACATCTCCTGTCATTCCAATAGTTCTTCCTGTTGCTAATGCAGTTGCTGTATCAGCATTACCTGTAACATTACCTGTGATATTACCATAACCCATGTTAAAGTCAATATCGGCTTGTGCGTAACCTGTTCCACTAGTATTAACTGTTGTGGTTGGTTGTGATTGTAAATTTCTAAAGAATGTCCATCTAGAGTTACTTGCGTCTCTAAATATACCAGCATATTCATCTTGTGACCCACTATCATCATATAGTCCATAGAAACCAATGTCAACTGCGTCTGATGAGTTGTTGGTTGTTGCTAATGATATCATTGGGTCTGCAACTGTTAGTGTTGTTGATGAAACAACTGTTTCTGTTCCAGATACTGTTAGATTACCTGAAACTGTTAAATCTGATACTGTAAAGTTTGCTGAACTATCTAACTCATCGGCTCCGACTGCATCTGCTGCTATCTTTGCTCTTGTTACTTGGTCTGCTCCAAGATGTATTGTATCAATACTACCTGTTACTAGTTCTGCGCTATCTACTGAGTTTGCAGCGAGTAAGTCCGCAGTTACAGTTCCACTTGGAATCTGTGTTGCTGTTACAGAGTTATTTGCTAGTTCTGAACTACCTACTGCGTTTGCTGCTATCTTTGCTGAAGTTATTGCATTATTTGCTATATCTCCAGTCGCTATTGTTCCGTCCAAGATTTGGTCGGTTGTAATCTGTCCATCATCAATGTGTTTTGTTAAGATAGAGTTTTGTGCTATCTTAGTACCATCTACTGCATTATCTGCTATATTACCAGTAGCAATAGTGTTTGCAGCAATATCTGCTGATACAATAGTACCATTTACTATCTTGGCTGATGTGATTGAATTGTTTGCTAAATCTGCTGTTACAATCGTACCGTTTGCTATACTTCCAGATACGACTGCATTGGCTGCTAATTTAGCGGCTGTTACTGCATCATCTGCAATATCGCCTGTTGCTATTGTGCCATCT